CAGATACAACACCGATTCAAACCTATTTGAAGGTTATGATGGTAGTTGGACTGTGTTGCAAGGTGTGTATGATTTAGATCGTAACACCTACATCACTCCTGAACTAACACCAGGAGCCAATGATAATACCATAAGATTTTACAGCAATAGTGCATTGGTGGCAGATGTCAACAGCACTAGATTTGATGTGAACACATTACAAGTGGACAGCATCACCATATCAGGCAACACACTCACCACCACAGGAGTGAATCAAGATTTAATATTGAATGGCAATGGCACAGGCATCATAAGAATTGAAAATTTAAACTTCCAAAGCAACACCATCACCAACTATGTGAGCGATGCTCCCATTGTGTTTGAAACCACTGGTGACGGTTATGTGGATGTGAGTCAGGCAGGTGGAGTGAGAATACCTTATGGAGATGCCGGCACCAGACCCTCTGTGCCTGTGATAGGTATCACCAGATACAACACACAGGATCTGCAAGTGGAAATCTATGATGGCGCTAGCTGGGTTTCTGTGGCAGGAGCTGGAGGGGGAGTCAGTGTGTTGGGAGCAGAGGAATTAGCGGTTAAATACGCACTAACATTGGGATAACAACATATGGCAACATCGTTCAAAAACAAGGTAGAATCAGCAGTGGGCACCAGTCCCGTGAAAATTTACGAGGCACCTGTGGGCATCAATACCACAGTTATAGGCATGAGTTTGAGCAATATCACAGCAGGCATCATCACTGCCAGTGTGTTTGTGCAGGATGATACCAGTGCTCAAGCGTATTTTTTAAAAAATGTACAGATAGCACCAGCCAGCAGTTTGCGTGTGGTGACCAGTGGTGAAAAATTGATTATTCCTGCCAACTATGATCTGTTTGTGGAGAGCAACACAGCAGCCGCAGTGGATGTGGTGATGAGCTACGTGGAGATTTCATAATATGCAATACATAGGACAGAGCGTAGTAAACACCATCAAAACTCACAAGGATAGATATTTCTATGGCTTGCGTCGCACTGATGATGGTGAGCTGTATCTGGCCAAAGTGGATCAAATGACTCAGGGTGACAGTGTGACCATCAACAATCCTGGACTGGCTACCAACAACTATGATGATTGGAATGAAGGACAGGATTTTTTCGATGGACGTGATGTGAATCATGACAAAATTTATGCCAATTTAAAATATGAGCAATACAAATGGGATGATATCAATTTGTATTATTATATCAACGACGAGGGAGAATTGGTGGTGAGAATCAATCACCCCATTGATATGGAAAATCCAGGAGTGGCAGCCAATGCCTACACCTATCCAAATGTGAACGAAATACCTGTGTTCACTGGAGCTTCCATCAAGTGGGATCAAGACACAATTACTTTTGACAGCAATGAATCCAGCTGGGACAGAACTTAAAAAATATATGTATATTATGGTAAATATTAACAAACAAGGACACACATGGTAAAACAGATAATCAATGATGGCGTAGTGCCCAATGACGGACAAGGGGATAATCTAAGAGCAGGAGCTGTCAAAATCAATTCAAATTTTGATGAAATATACGCAGCACTGGGCAACGGAATCAGTTTGACAGTGGTCAACAACAATCTGATCACTGCCACAGGCGAAAATAAAATCACTTTCAAATACAACAACTTGGCAGGTTTGCCCAATGCTACCACCTACAGTGGCATGTTTGGTTTCACCAGTGACACTGACAAGGCTTATGTGGCTGTGGATGGCACATGGACAGAATTATTGACCACTGCTTCCAGCATCAACTCTTTGAGTGATGTGAACACCACATCAGTACCTGCAGATGGTCAGACTTTGATTTGGAACTCAGCCACTTCCAACTGGATTCCTGGCACAGTAAGTGGAGGAGGTGGAGGTGGAGCAGCAGCTACCACGTTTGTTGCACTCACAGATACTCCGGCCAATTATGCTTCAGCCAACAGTAAATTTGTTAAAGTTAACAGTGCAGCCACTGGATTAGAATTTGTGGCAGGCATACAGAGTTCAGATCTCAGTGCCATATCAATCAACTCATTGTCGGATGTGGACACTGCCACAACAGCTCCTTCGGTGGGACAGGTTTTAAAATGGAATGGCACCAATTGGGTTCCGGCTGCTGATGCCACATCAGGTGGTGCTGGCACCAATGCTGACACATTGGATGGTTTTGACAGCACATATTTCTTGAATTATCAGAATTTGACCAACCAGCCCAGCATACCAACCACGTTCACTGCACTCACAGACACTCCAGCCAACTACACATCAGCAGGTGGTAGATTTGTCAAAGTAAACGCAGGAGCCACTGCACTGGAATTTACCAGCGTGAGTATTCCTGCCACATTGGATGATCTCACAGATGTGGTGATATCCGCACCCACAGTGGGAGATGTGCTGTATTACAATGGCACCAGTTGGGTGAAGCAGAATGGTCCCATAATCAGATGGAGTTTGGCCGCCAGTGGCAATGCTGATTACGTGTTGACTGGTCCAGGTTTTTATGCAGCCACCAATGATCCCACTCTGTATCTGCACAGAGGAACCACATACATTTTCAGCAACACTGTGCATGCCAATCATCCTTTGGAAATCAGAGTGGCTAATGCAGGTGCTGCATACACCAATGGAGTGTCTGGTGCTGGCACTGCCACAATCACTTTCACAGTGCCCATGGATGCTCCCAGCACACTGTACTATCAATGCACTAACCATAGTGTGATGGGCAATACCATTAACATTGTAACTTAAAAATATGATTGACAACAGTGATTACATACAACAGATTGAAGACACATTGGGTGCCAGCAGATACTTTTATGGTCTGAGAAGAACTGATGCAGGCGAATTGTATTTGGGCAAAGTGGATCTCATGAGCACTGAAAGCACAGACGCATTACAAATTAACCTACCTGGTGACCCCACTGAGAATTTGCCCAGTTTTACCCGAGGAGTGGATTTTTTGGAAGGCAGAGATGTGGAGCACACCAAAGTGTATGATAATTTAAACTATGAACAGTTTCGTTGGGACAGCAGAAATATTTTGTATTACATTGACGCAGAAGGACAATTAACATTGAGAGTGAACGAACCATACACATATCCGGTAGGAATATAACATGCCAGAATTTAAAATTGAACGCATACGTTTTAGATGGAGAAATTCTTGGTCTGCCACCACTGTCTACATCAAAGACGATGTGGTTAGATTTGGAGCCAAGGTATACGTGTGTCTTGTGGCTCACACTGCCAGCGCAAATTTTTACACAGATTTTGACAACGCCACTCCCAAATGGAGTCAGATGTTGGATGGACAGAGTTGGACTGGTGATTGGGCACCCAGCACATTTTACAAAATCAATGACATAGCAAAATTAGGTTCCACATTGTGGATCTGTTTAGAAGGACACACTTCCAATGCAGATGCAGAAGATGGACTGTCTGGTGACGAAGCCAAATGGACTGTGTTTGCAGAAGGTGAAAACTGGAGAGGTGTATGGCTGCCCAGCACAGCATACAGCAAAGGAGATTTGATTCGCTACAACGGACAATTGTATCTGTGCGCTGTGTATCACGTGAGTGCCACTGTGTTGGAAGGACTGGAATTGGATCTACCCAACTGGACTTTGTACACAAGAAATTTGGATTATAGAATTGAATGGAGTCCCAATACCAGATACCGCAAAGATGATTTAGTCAAGTACGGGGGTATTGTTTATAGAGTAATCTCAGGTCATCAAAGTACTGTTAATAACTCTTATGTGAATCCCACCTATACTTCCAACACAGTGGCTGGCACAGGAGCTGCCTTCACAGTGTACAGAATTGGCAATACCTACTATGTGCAATTCACCAATGTTGGAGTGGATTACAGTGCCAGTGAACAAATCACTGTGTTGGGCACACAGTTGGGTGGATTTACTCCGGCCAATAATCTCATAATCACTGCATTGTCAGTGGAGACTGATGGCGCCATCATAAATTATTCAGTGACAGGCACAGCGCTTGTTACTGCTGATGGACTGGAAGCAGACATTGAAAAATTTGAAACAGTAATCAGCGGTATTGAATACAAAGGCAGCTACACTCAATACACCAGATACAAAAAGAATGACATTGTGAAATATGGTGGATCCAGTCTGTGGATCTGCACAGATACACAGGACGAAGGAGCGTTTGCTGCCAGCGCAGTGATGGATGAAACCAAATGGGACATATGGTTGCCCGGTTTGGGATTTGAAGCTGTGTGGAGTGAAACCACTTATTATCAACAGGGCGATGTGGTGATGTATGGTGGATACAGCTATGTGTGTTTGGTATCAAATTTTAACGTCTTACCCACAGTAGCAGTGGACAGCAGCAGTGCTTGGCAATTATTAGTGCCTGGTTACAGATTGCGTGGTGACTGGCAGGAAGATGACAGCACAGCAGCCACTCGATATTTGACTGGAGATGTGGTGCGCAGCGGAGGCAATTTGTACATTGCTGTACAAGACAATGCTGGTTCATTGCCTTTGGAAGAAACTGCTTATGATGTGGGCACTGACACACCTCAGCCTTGGCAATTGTTGGTCACAGGTAAACGTTGGAGAGGACCTTGGTACGAGGTTGATCCCATCACTCAACTGAATAGATTTTATTATCCTGGTGACGTGGTCACTGTGGCAGGTACCACTTTTGCCTGTGTGGAATATCACGAAGCTGACATATCAGCAGCCAAACCTACTTTGGATTTAGAGAGTGAAGCTGTAGGTCCATTATGGGTCAAATTGGCTCAAGGTGGAGTGGGCAATGTGTTGGAACATGTGGGAGATATCAAAACCATAGGCGATGACAGTGTGACTTTTGCTGTGCCCATTGGATCAGCTGGAGAATCTTTACAGATCAGCAACAACATACCTGACTGGAGACCTCAAGACACCATCAGTAAAGTTTTCTATGTGTCCATGGAAGGTGTGGATTCACTCACCAGAGGTACCACCATACAGACAGCATTCAGAACTG